GTTGTTGGTCCAAAACAAATTTCTGATTTGTTAGGAACAACTCAAGTGACATCTTCGGATTTCAATACAGTTAAAGCATTAGCGAACGGTGAAATAAACTCGTTCTTAGGTTTTAACTTCATAACTTCAAATAGATTATCAATCGCGTCGTCTAAAAGACTTTGCTTAGCTTATGCTGGTGACGGTATCAAGTTAGCTTTAGGTCAAGACATTATGACTAGAATTGATGAGAGATCTGACAAAGGTTATGCAACTCAAGTCTATGTGTGTATGACAATGGGCGCTACTAGAATGGAAGAAGAAAAAGTAGTGACTATCGAAGCACACGAAGCGTAATAGGAGGTCTTTATTATGGCATCAGTAAAAGGAACAAACTTTACTAATATCACTGCAGATCCTGTTGTTAAAATCGACAGTGGCGAGTGGTCAGGTAAATTAAGAGTTCAATACGATAGCTATGAGGCATCCTCATTAGCTAGTGGTTCAGACATATCAGTTGCTAGATTACCTAAAGGTGCAAAAGTTTGGGATGTAATCGTACATCACGACGCTTTAGGAACTTCAGTGACTTTATCAGTTGGTGATAGCGCAAGTGCTACAAGATACATTGGAGCAACTGCTGCAGCTACTGCTGGTAAATTGTTAATGTCAGAGGACGGAAGTATTGACGGTTTCGGTTTTGAGCAAACTGCAGAAACAGATGTGTTAATCACAACTGGCGGTGCAGCTGCAACTGGAACAATCAAAATAGCAGTAATTTACGCAGTAGAGTAATAACCTGCAAATTAGATTAGGCGGTGAAATATCCGCCTAGTCACAACAGAATTTTAAATGAAATATTTATTAGTTTTATATATGTGTAGTATGACCACTGGTGAGTGTCCTAATAGTTCAGTATCAGGTTATCAATTCATCAGTCATTATGATTGTGTAAATGCTGGTTATGCTATCGCACAAAAAACTTTCAGAAATTTAAAAGAATTAGAAGATTTAGAACAACAATACATTAACGAAAAAAAAATCGTTATTAAATTTGAATGTAAAGAAATTAAAGGAGCAACGACATAATGGCATCAGTAGTAGATATTTGTAATTCAGCTTTAAATTTATTAGGAGCTTCAACAATCACAACATTAACTGAAGATAGTAAAAATGCTCGTCTTTGTAATCAAAGATATGAGCCAATTAGAAATAGAATATTTAGATCACACGCTTGGAACTGTTTAACTAAAAGAGTTCAATTAGCTGAGGATAGTTCTGCTCCAGTAGTTGAATATGCTAATCAATTTACTTTACCAGCAGATTGCTTGCGTGTTTTAAAAATTCATACAGGAACAACAGATAGTATTGAAAGCTCAATAGATTATGTTGTTGAAGGAAGAAAAATTAAAACAGATGAAGGTACTGTTTATTTAGTTTATATCGCTTTAGATACAGATCCAAACAATTACGATACTTATTTATTAGAAGCTTTGGCTGCAGCTTTGGCAGCTGATCTTGCATATGCCATAACAAATAATGCAACACTTGCTAAAAATTATGAAGCTACTGCAGATGAAAGATTAAGAGAAGCTAGATTTATTGATGCTACTGAAAACAGTTTAGGAACTGTAGAGAGCAACGAATTTACTGACGCGAGATTATAATGCCACGAACAACACTTGCTTTAACAAGTTTTGTTTCAGGTGAGCTTGGAGCAAAGTTAGACGGAAGAACTGACTTTAACAAGTATGCAACTGGAGCAAAAACTTTAGAAAATTTTTTGATACATCCTCAAGGAGCTGCAACTCGAAGAGTGGGAACTCAATTTATTGCTGAAGTAAAAGATAGTACAAAGAAAACAAGATTAATACCTTTTGAATTTTCAACTGTTCAAACTTACGTTCTTGAGTTTGGTAATCAGTATATGAGAGTTTATAAAGATAAAGGACAAGTTTTATCTAGTGGTGTTGCTTTTGAAATATCTACTCCATATTTAGAAGCTGAACTATTTGATATTAAATTCGCTCAGTCTGCTGACGTAATGTATATTTGTCATCCAAACCATACGGCACGAAAGCTTTCAAGAACTGGACATACGGCTTGGACCTTAACAGAAATAGAATTTACCAATGGTCCTTATCTTAGTCAGAACACAACATCGACTACGATAACACCAAACGCAACCACTGGAACAGGAACATTAACTGCGAGTGCTAGTTTATTCGCATCAACAGATGTAAATCGATTAGTAAAAATTCACGGTGGTTATGTAAAGATAACAGGATTTACCTCAGCAACTGTTGTTGATATGGAAGTTAAAGAAAATTTATCTGCAACAACGGCTACTGCAGATTGGAGCTTTGGAGCTTTCTCAGATACAAGCGGTCATCCTTCCTGCGTATCTTTCTTTGAACAAAGATTAGTTTTTGCAGGAACAACTAACGAGCCACAAACTTTATATTTTTCTAAAGCTGGTGATTACGAAAATATGACTGCAGGAACAAATGCAGATGATGCAATGATTTATACGATTGCATCAAATCAGGTAAATAGAATTAGATATTTAAAATCACAACGAACTTTAATCGTTGGAACAACTGGTGGTGAATTTACAGTATCAGCAGACGGAACAGATGCTGCAATTACACCAACAAATATTGTAATTAAAAAACAAAGTTCTTATGGAACTGCAAATGTAGATGCTATTCCTGCAGGAAACTCAGTTTTATTTTTACAAAAAGCAAAAAGAAAAATTAGAGAATTAAGTTATAACTTTGATACAGACGGCTACGTTGCACCTGACCTTACAATCTTAAATGATATTGTGACTAAATCAGGTATCAATGAAATGGCATATCAACAAGAGCCTGATAGTATTTTATGGTGTGTGAGAGACGACGGAGTTTTAGCTGGTCTAACATATCAAAGATCTGAAAATGTAATTGCTTGGCATAGACATAAGCTAGGAGGAACTTTCGGAACTGGAGCTACTGCAACTGGATATGGAGTTGTTGAAAGCGTTGCAAGTATTTCAGGTGAACTAACTGAAGATGAATTTTACGTTATAGTCAAAAGAACTATTAATGGAGCTACTAAAAGATATGTAGAAGTTTTTGCTCCTTTTGACTTTGATGAAACAGATGCAACAGATTTTAGATTTGTTGATAGTCATCTAACGTATTCAGGTTCGGCAACGACAACGCTATCAGGATTAGCTCACTTAGAAGGTCAAACAGTTTCTGTCCTAGCGGACGGTGCAACACACGCCGACAAGGTTGTATCGAGTGGTCAAATAACTTTAGACAGATCCACATCTAAAGCAGTTGTAGGATTAGCTTATGATAGCGTACTTCAAACAATGCGTATTGAAGGTGGAGCTGCTGAAGGTACATCGCAAGGTAAAACAAAAAGAATTAGTAAAGTTGTTTTAAGATTATTTGAAACAGTTGGAGCAAAGGTAGGACCAACTTTAGATAATTTAGAAACAATACCATTTAGAACAACATCAAGCTTATTAAGTAATCCAGTTGATACTTTACTTGCTGGTGATAAAGAAATTGAATTTAGAGACGACTACAACACGGACGGATTTATTTTTATAAAACAAGATCAGCCTTTACCTTTATCGGTATTAGCGATCTATCCAACTGTTGTTACAAGTGACGGATAATTACAGAATAGTTCCTTATAAAACTCAGCACGGTGACGAAATGATTGAGTTTGGATTGAATGATAAATTAATGGATTATGATGCAACATTTAAAGAAAATAGGATCGACTTTGCAATGGCTGGTCTCTCTTTTACTTTACTGGACAATAATGTTCCTATCTGTAGTGGCGGTATTATTCCAACTTGGTTGGGAAATGCTCAAGGCTGGGTTATCTCAAGCAAAAGAATTTTTAAAAACAAAATTAAAGCAGCGAGATTAATTAAAGAAAGAACAGATTTACTTTGCGCTAACAATAAAATTTGGCGCTTACAAACTGCAGTCAAAGCTAATTTTAATACAGGAATTAGATTTGCAGAATTTTTAGGATTTAACAAAGAAGGTCTAATGCGAGGATATGGACCTGACAAAACAGATTATTATTTAATGGCGAGAATATATTTATGAGTTTTATAGGTAATTTTGCGGCAGCTCAATCTGCTAAAGCAATCGGAGCATACAATCAATCAGTCTATTATCAGCAAGCAGCTTATGAAAGAAAGAAAGCTGCAGTAAATAAAAGAACTTATGATCAAGTCACAAAGCCTTTACTACTAAGAAAATTTAATAAAGATTATTCAAATCAGTTTGTTAGTGCTTTAGCTTCAGGTGCAGAGATAAGAGACGGTGATAGTCCTTATCTTGCTTTGCTAGACCTAAAATATAATCAAGCAACTGAATTAGTTATTGCAGATTTTAATTCAGAAATGGATCAAACAGAATTAATTAACAACAGTTTATTAATGCAAGCTAAAGGAACTGGTGCAAGATTTAAAGGCGATATGACTGCGAGAGCAGAAAATATTAAAGGTGTCGCTTCATTATTATCAACGGCTAACTCGGCAGGTTATATCTAATGGCTATAAAAATTACAGAGGTTGGAATAGTACCTAGAACTCCTAATACTCCAAATGTAGAAGGAGCTACAATACCTTTAGGCATAGCAACTCAGTTTGGAAAAGCAGTTGGTTCTTTAGGAAAAGTTATTGAAGATATTGCAATCGAGAACAAAGCTGAAGAAGATGCTAATGAAGCTTCAGAAATTATTACAGGTGTTAATCAAAAGATTACAGAAACTAAATCTAAATATAATAGAAGTACAAAATCTGAAGATGTTTTAAATTTTTCAAATGATTTAGATAATATTCAATTTGAAGCTTCTAATAAAAATGTTGAGAAGTTAGTACAAAAATATATTAGACAAAAAAAGAATACTATAGGTCTGCAGCTTGGTAATGAAATTATAAGTAGATCCGTTGAAGCATCTGAGTTTAGAAAAGATAACGAATTAAATAATTATATATTACAAGCTACAAGTAATAATAGTGTTGATCGAGTTGTTGGTAATAGAAACTATCAGGCTTTTTGGACCAATGCAGATAACATAAAATTTTATGGTGAAGCAAAACTTGCTAAACTTAAAAAAGAAAAAGATCAGTTATTATTAAAAAATATTTATATTAAAAGAATTGATAATAACGATTTAGATTTAACAGATCCAAAAGTTATAGAAGAAATTAATAAAAATTTTGGTGAGGTTGGAGCAAAAGGAATTTTACAGAAAGCTAGAACAAAACTTATTTCTGATGTTTTAATTAATGATCAACAACAATTGGCTGAAGAAAAGAAAACAGTAGAAACACAACTTAATAATTTCGCAGTTATTATTAATTCTATCAATAACAGTAGAGTAGATAAAAATGCACAAACTCCAAGCTTGGACCAAGTTTATGATTTGTATCAAATAGGATCTTTAAATACTGCTCAATACAATGCAATTTTAGAATTTGTTAATAAAACAGATAAAGTTGAAGATAAAGATATGCTGGATCTAATTAATACTCAGATCGCAGCTGCAGCTACTGTAAAAGATTTAGACGATATTCAAGCGGCGCTTAATGGTGATAAAGGAATACTTGATAAAGTATCACCTGAGAATGTTGTTGAGTTTAATACTATTATTGAAAGATATAAAAAAGATACTGGTAAATTTGGTGACTACAAACTTTATTCTGAAAAATTAAAAGTTGACGTTAAAGATGTAGGAAGTGTATTTTCTACAAGTGGAAACGCTGCAGAGAGTAAAGAAAAATCTATAAATGCTTTACAAGAATATAACACTTTAATTAATCAGGATTATTCACCTCAAGATGCTTATTTAAAAGTTATAAGTAAATTTGCAGCAAAAGATTTACCTAAACCTGAGAAGCTGCCAATGCCTGCAACTTTAAATCTTACAGATATGAAGCAGATCATAAATAAAAATCCTGATACTGCACAAAATAGTTTTGAAGCTGATCTGACAAAAAAATATAAAAACGGAACTATAAATATAGAAGAGTATAAAGAAGGTATTAAACGATTAGATTTTATCTTTGATGTTCTATCAGTAAGAAAATCAATTTATGGTGATGAGACTAATAAAAAAGGCAACCTTAAGTATTTAGGTGATTTTGGAAATATAAAAAAAACTGAAGATAAAAAAGTTGAAAAAGGTCTTTTTGAAAAAGCTGAAGATTTTGTAGGAGGTTTCTTTGACTAATTTACTTGATGATTTTTATTTACCACTCTTAGAACAAGAAAAACAATATTTAAGTAAAGAATATAAATTACTTAAAGAAAATAAAGTTGATACTGCAGAGTTTGAAGGTTTTGAAAAAGATAAAAACGCAGGTGAAGTTCAATTCACCGAAGCAACTGAAAATGACAAAAAAGAATTATATAATGAAGTTCTTGATTTTGCAGCTGATATACCAAAAGACTTATTAATTTCTGTAGTAAGAGGTGGAATGAACGGTTTTGATTTCTTAAATGATTTAGTTGCATTTACCACATATGGAAATGAAAAAGTTCCTGATGATAGCGTTTTTAAATTTATAGATGACAGGATAGAAGCTCAAAAGAAAAATCTAAATGAGTTAGAAAAAGACGATCCTTTAACAACAAGAATGATTGGAG